AGATGGGCCGAGTCTATCTGTAGGTAGGGGTGAAAAACTTCCAGTATCAAGAGGTGGTGGGTTAACCCAAAAGGGGAGGGACCGTTATAATAGAGAAACCGGATCTAATCTTAAGGCACCTGTAACCGGAGATGTTAAACCTGGAAGTGAGGCAGCAAAACGTCGTAAGAGATTTTGTAGTCGTTCTAGAGGTTGGAACCGTGCGAGGGGAAGAGCAGCGAGACGCCGTTGGAAGTGCTGATAAATAGCATACAATAATTTCACTTATTATGGCTGAAGAACATTATCTTGGTAATCCGCTCTTAAAGAAAGCAAACACTAGAGTTAATCTCACCGTAGAACAGTTGGGGGAATTGACCAAATGTTCTCTAGATCCCGTTTATTTTGCAAGGAATTATATGAAAATTGTAACCCTTGACCACGGGTTACAGCCTTTTGAGATGTTTCCATTTCAGGAAAGACTAATGCAGTCCTTTCAGAATAACCGTTTTAATATCGCCATGCTTTCTCGACAAAGTGGAAAATCTTTACAATTAACCACTCCGATACCAACACCAAATGGTTGGACAACAATGGGTGATATTACAGTTGGTGATAAAATTTTTTCCCCAACCGGTAAAATTGTTCCAGTTATTTCTAAGACTGAAACGATGTATGAACATGATTGTTATGAAATTACCTTTGATAACAGCGAAAAAATTACAGCCGATGCCGGACATTTATGGGAAGTAAATTCATCCTATTGGAGCACCGGGAAAAAAGTCATTACAACGGAAGAAATATGTGGAATTTACGAGAAAAAAACTGATAATAAAAGAGGAAAAGGTGTTCAAGGTTCATTATATATTGAAACTTCAAAATCTATTGAACTGCCTTCAAAAGATTTAAAAATTGATCCATATCTTCTCGGTTTATGGTTGGGAGATGGTTATTCTCATACAGGCAAAATTGTTGCACATAAAGACGACTATAATTATTACAAAACTAAGATAGAAGTTGAAACTGAGATAGAAATTGATAATTGTATAATTTTCAAAATTAAAGATCTACAAGCCAAATTGAAGGAATACAATTTAATAAAAAATAAACACATCCCCCAAGAATATTTGAGATCTTCACATGAAGATAGATTAAATCTTCTTCGCGGTCTAATGGATTCGGATGGGTCTGTGAAACGTAACAGTAGAGCCTTCGAATTTTATCAAAAAAACTATAGTTTTATTACTCAATTTGTGGAACTTCTTTCCACTATTGGCATTAAATCAAATATAAGAAGTAAATATACTAAAGGCGTTGAATATTACACTGTTTCTTTTACAACTGAAGAAATAGTTTTCAATTTACCCCGAAAAATAGATGTAATTAACAAAACTAGAAATACTAGGCCCCAGGATAAAAGGCACTATATACATTCCATTAAAAAGGTGGAAAGTGTTCCAGTTGCATGTATCCAGGTTGATAGTGATGACCATTTATTTTTGTGTGGAAAAACATTTATCCCAACACACAACTCAACTACCGTAGTATCATATCTTCTTCATTATGCAATTTTTAACGACAACGTAAATATTGCCGTTCTTGCAAACAAGGCGAACACTGCAAGAGACCTTCTTAATAGATTGCAAACAGGGTACGAAAACCTCCCCAAATGGTTGCAACAAGGAGTGTGTTCATGGAATAAAGGATCATTGGAAATAGAAAACGGTTCCAAAATTTTTGCGGCCTCAACTTCAGCATCATCTGTTAGAGGTGGTAGCTATAACATTATCTTTCTCGATGAATTTGCTTTCGTGCCCCAGCAGGTGGCGGATAACTTTATGAGTTCGGTATATCCGACTATTACGTCAGGTAAAGACTCAAAGGTTATAATAGTTAGCACCCCTTTTGGTATGAATCATTTCTACAAGATGTGGGATGATGCAATAAAGGGGAAAAATAAATATGTTCCAACACGAGTTTATTGGGATGAAATTCCAGGAAGAGACCAACGCTTTAAAGAAGAAACTATCGCCAACATTGGTCAAACTAAATGGGACGCCGAATTTGAATGTGCATTTCTGGGATCTTCAGATACTCTCATTAGTGGCGTAAAACTATCCAACATCGTGATAGACCAGCCAATAAGAAGTCAAGAATTATTGGATGTTTACGATGAGCCCCAACCCGATAGAATTTATGTAATAACGGTAGATATTGCCCAAGGCGTTGAATTGGACTATTCGGCCTTTATCGTTTTTGATGCCACACAAATTCCGTATAAAGTTGTTGCTAAGTATAGAAATAATAACATTCCCGCTCTAAGATTCCCCGATGTTATTGAACCTGTCGCAAGAGCATATAACGATGCGTACATTTTATGTGAAGTTAATAATGATGCACACGTTGCCGATATTTTACATAATGAATATGGTTATCCGAACGTAATTCAAACTAAAACTTTGGGCAGAGGTGGTCAAGTTGCCGGCCAAAATTTTTCAGGTAAGGGTGTCAAATATGGTATTAAGATGTCAAAGCCGGCAAAAAGTAAAGGCTGTATGAATCTTAAGCAATTTATTGAAGAAGATAAATTGATCATTAGAGATTTTGATATTTACGGAGAGCTTACAACATATGTTTCAAGATACAATAGCTTTAGTGCAGAAGAAGGTAAAAACGATGATCTAGTGTCTTGTCTTGTTCTATTCTCTTGGATTATCACCCAAGAATATTTCAAAGAAATGACCGAGACTGATATTCGTAAACATATAAGAGAAGAACACGAAAGAGAGATGGAGGAAAATGAAGGCTTACCATTTGGGTTTGCCCCCGCAGCCGAACCTTTACCGGAAATAACCGAAAGATACCTTTCTCTTGCAAAGGATGGAACAACCGATGTGGATGGAAACGTATGGTTTACTGCTGATAATGATGATGCAGCTTCTTATTTCTGGGAATATAACTATTAAATAACACTCAAATGAACAATAATATAAATACTAATAAGACTTAATGACAGGCATAAAATATGGCGACTCCGCAGCTATCACCCGGATATATCATTAGAGAAGTTGACCAAACTGTTGGACGGGTAGATAATATTGTTGACAATATTGGAGCAATCGTCGGTCCTTTTAGTATTGGCCCAGTAGAGGAAGCCGTAAATGTTAGAACCGAGCAGGATTTAATTAACGTTTTCGGTAAACCTCAGAATACAGATGCTCAATATGAGTATTGGCTATCAGCGGCTTCTTTTCTCTCTTATGGTGGAACACTAAACGTCATCCGGAGCAATGGTGGCAATTTAGTCAATGCCAATTCTAGGCACGATAATGCTGGCGTTTCAACTGTCGGTCAAGCTGACCTAAAAATTAAAAACTTCCAAGATTACAGTCTCAATCACACTGATGACGTAAAGACATATATTTTTGCAGCCAAGACTCCAGGTGAATGGGCAAATAATCTAAAGGTTGCAATTATTGACGATAAGGCTGATCAAATTCTTACGGTTGGTGCTGCGGCCACTCAAGTTGTTGCTGGATTTGGTATTACCACACCTCTAGTAAATCAGCCATCTGCTGGTATCGGTTCCACTACCCTTTTCAACGGTTACCTCAAGTCAATTGTTACCGGTATTGGAAATAGTACAGTTGATGTAAAAATTGTTTCCGTTGTTGATTCGGCCAACGTTGAAACCAAAGTAAACTATGCAGAACGCTCTCAACTACGCTCATTTTTAGCCACAAACGTTGTCAGAATTATAAACAATAGTGGTGCCAATGTTACAACTGCCACTGTTACTGATGTCAAAGATTGGTATAATGAGCAGGTGATTCCTCTCACTAACAGCACAATTTACTGGAAGTCTATTGCAGCTAAGCCGTCTACTAATCAATATTCTTTAGATAGAAATAGTAAAAATGATGCAATTCACATTGTAGTTGTTGACGACACTGGTAACATTACTGGTATTCAAGGTAATTTGCTAGAGAAGCATCTAAATCTTTCCAAGGCTATTGATGCACGTTCTACTGTAAATGCCCCTCAAAGTATTTTCTGGAAAGATTATATTGCAGCTAATTCTGCATATGTTTATGTTGGAGACAATCCTTCTGATAATAGTAACAATGAAACCGTTTATCCTACTGGATTTAGCACGGGGTTCACAAAACTAACCGTGGCCGAAGGCTTGTGGAATGGTCCCACTCAAAGTAAAACTTTCAGCTCTATTGGAAATTCAGTCTTTTCACTTTTGGGTGGTAAAGATTACGGGGATAATGGTGGAATGTTGCCAACTTTGGCTGAAATTATTTCGGGTTATCAACTATTCGCCAATAAGGATAAGTATCCCTTGGACTATTTGATTATGGGTCCAGGATATATCAATAAGATTGATTCACAGGCCAAGGCAAACCAACTCATTTCACTCGCTAATCAAAGAAAAGATTGCATTGCAACGATTTCTCCACATAGAACCGATGTTGTTGGTCTAACCGACACAGAAGCTCAGACCAATAATGTTATTGAGTTCTTTACATCTCTATCCAGTTCTTCATTTGCAGTGTTTGATTCTGGTTATAAGTATGTCTTTGACCGCTTTAATAATCGTTATCGCTATATTCCATGCAATCCGGATATTGCCGGTCTAATGATCCGTACTAGCATTATTGCTTACCCATGGAACTCTCCTGCTGGACAACAACGTGGAGTTCTTAATGGAGCAATCAATCTAGCATATAGTCCCGATAATAGTCAAAGAGATCGTCTATACCCAGCTCGTGTAAATGCTGTTGTAAATCTTCCAGGTTTCGGGCCTACTTTATGGGGCGACAAGACTGCTCTTGGTTATGCCTCTGCATTTGATAGAATTAATGTTCGTAGACTCTTTCTTACTGTTGAACAAGCTCTTGGCTCCACTGCCAATGCAACTCTATTTGAAAATAATACCGAACAAACCCGCTCAAACTTTATCAATATTGTTGAACCCTACCTAAGAGACATTCAAGCTAAAGGTGGTGTTTATGATTTCCGGGTTATCTGTGATACCAGTAACAATACCGATGCTGTAATTGATAATAACGAGTTCCGGGCTGATATTTATCTAAAACCGGTTAAATCAACCAACTACGTCACTCTTACTTTCGTTGCCACCCGCAATGGAGTAAGTTTTGACGAAGTGATTGGTCGAGCCTGATTTATCAATACAACATTAACACAGAGGTTTAAGAACTAAAATGGCAACACTAAAAACGATTACCGCATTTAAATCCAAACTTGCTGGTGGAGGAGCCCGAGCTAATCTATTTGAACTTAGTATTCCGGCATTTCCCACTATTGTTCCCGGTTGGGACAATGAAACCTTTACATTTATGGCTAAAGGTGGCGCAATTCCGGCATCTAATGTAAATCCAGTGGATGTCAATTTTAGAGGCAGAATCCTCAAAGTCCCAGGAGACAGAACTTACGATCCTTGGACTGTTACAATTATGAACGACGAAAATTTCAAAATTCGTACTGCATTTGAGGCATGGTCAAATGCAATTAACCGTATGGAAACTGGAACCGGCGTAACTCGGCCAGATTCTTATATGGCAAATGCTATTCACGTTAAACAATTGGGTCGTGGTTATGATACCGGTATTGAATCGTCAACTATTTCTAATGCAACTAGCGGCTCAACTTTTAGACCCATCCGTACATATGTTCTTCATAATGCCTGGCCATCAAATCTGAGTCCTATTGATTTAAACTGGGATTCTACTGATCAGATTCAAACTTTTACTGTAGAATTTCATATGACTCACTGGACCGCAGGAAATGCAACCGGAATCACTGATCAGGTAAATTCTCCAATCACCTAAGCTAAATAGGTCAGTTAAATTATTAATTAATAATGGCTAAATTATTTGGTTTTTCTATTGAAGATGAATCTAAGAAATTAATAAAAGATCTACAATCGCCAGTACCACCAAATAATGATGACGGCTCTGATCATTATTTGACTACTGGCTTTTTTGGTTCTTATGTAGACATTGAAGGTGTCTACCGAACCGAATTTGACTTAATCAAGCGGTATCGTGAAATGTCACTTCATCACGAGGTTGATACTGCAATTGAAGATATTGTAAATGAGGCGATTGTCTCAGAT